CCCTTCTCACGTTGTACCTGTGATGGAGCCATTTATTGTCTGACAGATGAAGAATATACGATTGTGATGGCCCAACTGGCTGGACGGAATGAGGTCATAAAAAGTCATAAAAAAGGTGAAAATAAATGAAAAAAGGGTTGACAAGCCCTTCANTCTTTGCTATAATATACGTATAAATTAAATAAGAGGATATATTATGACAAACCAACTTCAAGCCGATATGACTCCCCAAGTTAATGACTTGGTAGAAAACATCAAAACCGACTATTATCGCTGGACTAAGCAGNNTTCGGGTTCATCACCTGCTGGTGAACTTGGCTCAATCAATCAGAAAATGATTGGTGAGTTCAACGAAGGAATCGACTACAAAGTCGGCAAAAAGTACGTTAAAGTGATGACCCAGAATTCTGTTTGGGGATTCGTTGTTAATGTCGATGATGACAAGATGTTCCGCAAAGGTGACATTTTGAAAGCCGCAGGATATAATGCTCCTGCCCGTAACAAACCCCGTGGAAACATTCTTGATGGTGGCTACCAGATTCGCTGGACTGGCCCTTTATATCTGTAGGAGATATTTTGCTTGACATTCCTCAAAACTCGTGTATAATGTACACTATGAATCGAACTAATGAGGTTGAATTTATGACAGATGACCTGCCTGAAGGTGAAGTAAAGAGAAGGTTGCAGTTGCTAAAAACAAAATGTGTAGGACGACCACTATTTGCTGACGAATATCAGGCGTATTTTCAAGAGCAATTTCTTGAATTTGGTATTGAAGTTTCAACCTACCCATATGGCAATGAAATTGGTAAAAATCAAATCACAGCCAATGGGTATTTTTGTTCTCAGGACCTCGAAGAAGAAGAGGATACAGATATCGAGTTGGTATTGGTGTTAAACTCTGAAGACCAAACAATCACTATAAATAATAGTGACTGGGACTTCTTGGAGCACCAAGTCAGGCAAACCCTAGAACACGAAATGATTCATAGAGAGCAGGCAACACAACGCCTCGGAACAGATATTATGCCTATATTCACCCAACATATGGATGATGAGCAAAAGCGAATTGTCTACTTGAGTGACCCGGATGAAATCGATGCCTATGCGAATGACGTTGCTTTGGATTTATTGTGCCATTACACCTATATGGGTGCCTATAGCAGAATGAGAGAATATAAGAAAATTAGACAAGACGAGAGTCCTATCTTCTGTGAGTATATTGATACTTTCGGATGGAATAGTATGACTGTTAGAGTCCTTGTTAAAAAAGTATTAAAGAGACTGGAGACCTAATATGAGTAGTAGAGACAAATTTATTAGCCAGTGTGTAGCACAAACACCGTGCGTTGGTTGGGGAACATCCAATTGTAAGATGGATGATATTCTTAAACAATGTATGACTTGTAAGCGAACACTGGAAGAAATTGCAGAGTGGGAATCAATGCCATTCGACAAACGTGAGGATGTGTGCAAAGAATTACTTGACCGTTAAGGGAAGGGAAAATTTAAGGATGAGAAAAGTGAATAAACAACAGGCATTTCAATTATTGATTGAAGAAAGNATGCAAGTTGGTGTGTCATATGTTGATGCAATGGTCGAGTATATGGTAGAACACCAGTTAGAGCCAAAAGCAGTTGCGAAGTTGATATCTCCTGCATTTCAGTTGAAGATTACAAAGGAAGCAGTAGAGAATAATCAAATAAAAGATGATGATGAACCAGGTAGCGTATTACCATTGTGACAGGATTTGAAGCATATAAATTGTATGTTTCCCTAAAGCAACATTTCAGTATACAAAACGATTATAATTACGTTAAGTATAATGGAAAAATGAGAAGTTTAAATGTTTCGACATACGAACGGCGAAACGATAAGTTCTTTTTTGAAGCATTAGGGAACAAGCAAAAGAAAGATTTGCTACAGTATTTTGTAGCCAATTTCGCATATCACGGNAGTGATGCAGTNTGGATTGGAGATTTACATAGCAAGGAAAGTGAAGATGTCTACTTCAATTGGAAGAAAAGAGTTCAATCCCTTTCTTACATATTTGAAGAAGACTTGAAAGAAGTGAATGAGTTCTTAATCGCTCGTGGTTTAGGATTCGATAGATTGTTTGATGTAGAGGATGGTGAGCATCCTGTTATATTCAGATTTGTTCAACAAAGGATGATTGAAGTGGAAAGTTATATTATAATGGATTCGGTGCTGAAGTTCAGCAAAAGAATTGCCAAGAAAATAATTGACTCTTATATCTTCCCGACTGAACAATACAGATATGACAGATATGGTGACTTCCTCAAGTTGACTGATACTACACATTATGAAAACATTATGAAAGGAGTATTTTTAAATGCCCAAAATGAACGATAGCGACCGCACTGAAATTAATCTGTCAAAGATTAAACTCACTGGTCTCAAATACACAGGAGACCATCGAATCGGCATTAACTATATGCTAGATAGTGTTCAAGTAGAAACCACTTTGTCTTACGGGACTCAGACGGATGCGAAAGATGACTATCAAATGCTTATTGATATGCTGAATGCTTCTGAAGGAACTAAAACCTTACTACAGGAAACCTTTAATGGCTCTTAAACTAGACCCTCTTGGAGATGGCGTATCATCTGTTGAACGTCTGCCTATCGCACCCTCTGACCTGCAAGTAGTTAATGCGGCTAGAGTGTCGATGAGTAAACTCCATAAGGAAGTTCAACCTAAAGACACTGGACTAATTAATTATCTGGCCAAGCACCAACATTGGACACCATTTTCTCACGCTCAGTATATGCTGGAACGTAAGATGACGGTTCAAGATTATGTTGTGTGGTGTGCCAAGTCTGCCGATGAGCAATTTGTTCGTTCGGTGATTAGTATGGGAGATGGTGGTGTGCGATTTTACGAACGGGGTTCTCTCTACGCCTTTGTAAAGCACAACATTATTACTGACTCGATGTGGGAAAATAACCCATTGAGTTTGAGTGCATTTGGTATTAAAAGTGCACCGACATCGGGGTCAAACCCATTCTTTGTTGATGATTGGACTCATATGCTGGCAGACCCAACCAATGAATGGTGGGATAAGCAGAATTTGTATGCTGGTCTTGGATGGAATCCTCAACGACTTAAAGTAGCACAGTTTAGAATCAAAATGCCTATCTTTATTGCTAGGCAGTGGTATAAGCACCAAGTTGGATTTACTCGAAACGAAGTAAGTAGACGGTATGTCTCAGATGCACCTGAATTCTTCATTCCAAATGAATGGAGACTCCAGGCGCCATCTGTCAAACAAGGTTCTTCTGATGAAGTGCATCGACACTCTGGTGATATGCAAGGGTGGATTGCCAATGCAACTGAAACCATTACATCTAAATATACAGAGTTAATGGAAGAAGAGAACATATGTCCTGAACAGGCACGTTCAGTTCTACCTCAGTCGATGTATACAGAGTTCGTAGAAACCGCATCAATCGATGCCTATAGACGGCTGATTGAATTACGACAAGACCCTCACGCTCAGTATGAAGTGAGAAAATATGCGGAAAGTGTAAAAAAGTGCTTGACAAAGGGTTAGGTATGATGTATAATATACCTTAAGATGAACTGAATCGAAAGGAGAAGTGTACTTGAGTATCGGAGCAATTCATACAGATGAGGAGATAGTAGTGAAACTATTTGCTCTAATCGGTGACTGTAAAGAAGTTCACGACATAAATAAATTGCAACGTGAGTATCCTAATCGNATTATCNNGATACATCACAAAATAGAGTCTATGTATGCTCTAGCAATGGAACTCGAAAGAGAAATTAGGCCGAAGCCTGATGTTATTAACTAATCAATCTTGAAGGAGATAATGAATGAGTGAAGATGAAGCAAAAGTCGTACAGAAAAACACTGTACGTATTGATGGAAGTGAATATGATGTTGAGACTTTGCCAACTGTGGCCAAGATTGCAATTGAACATTTAGTTTCAATCGACAAAGAGGTTCAGCGACTTGAAATGGCACGAGCAGGATTTGCTCAAGCGATTAAAGCCGTTATGGATGGGGATGAAGCACCCGACCCAGTAGATGGTCCTAAAGAGAAAGCGCCGAAAGCCAAAGAGCCGAAAGTGGAAGTTTCTAAAGGTCCTGAATTAGTTAAAAATCTTAACTAGTCAATCGTTTCAAAAGCAGGTAGTGCCAATAATGGTAACCCTAAAATCTAATATAAAACAGGAGAAACAATATGAGTTTTGCCGCTCTTAAAAAGCGTTCTAAGTCTAAAAAAGACGTAGAATCAATGATGGACAAACTTTCAGCCGCTGGTGGCGGTTCGAAGGCAAGTTATGTAGACGACCGATACTGGAAGTTGGAACGTGACAAGTCAAGCAATGGTTACGCAATCATTCGCTTCCTTGATGCACCAGCAGAAGAAGATTTTCCATTCGTGAAAATTTATTCTCACGGTTTCAAAGGTAAAGGTGGATGGTATATCGAGAATTCTCTCACAACTATTGGTAAACAGGACCCGATTTCTGAAGCCAATTCTGAGTTGTGGAATTCAGGTATCGACTCTAACAAACAGATTGCACGAGATAGGAAGCGTAGGCTTCAGTATATCTCTAACATCTATGTTGTTAGTGATTCCGCCCATCCAGAAAATGAAGGGAAAGTATTTCTCTTCAAATATGGTAAGTCTATTTTTGATATGATACAAGCCGCAGGTGCGCCTGAGTTTGATGATGAGACCCCGGTCAACGTCTTCAATCTATTCAGCGGAGCGAACTTCAAATTGAAGGCTCGTAAAGCAGATGGCTTTGTGAAGTATGACAAGTCTGGTTTTGAAGAACCATCTCAGTGGTTAGAAAGTGAAGAAGAAATGGAGACGTTGTATAACGGTCTGTATTCTTTGGAAGCGGAGATTACTGAAGATAAGTTCAAATCATATGATGAGTTGAAGAAGAAGTTCTTCCGAGTAATTGGAAGTGGTTCTGAGTCGGATGATTCGTTTACTGCGGAATCAGTATCAGCACCTGTAACTAAGGTCTCAGAGATTGCCTCTGAAGCACCTTGGACAGACGGTGACTCTAATACTGATAAAGTGGAAGAGGATGACACGATGAGTTACTTCAGCAAACTAGCCGAAGCATAATCCATCAGGATGTTGTTTTAAAGGGAGCCTTTACGGGCTCCCTTTTTTTGTTTATGCTATTACGAATGATACTAACATCTCAGCACCGGCTACACTCAACGGATTAACCGCAGTAGCATAACGATTTAAGATACCAATATTACCTTGAAATGATTCAACAAAGCCACTCTTCAATATTTCTTGTGGGAAAGTACCCATAATCACTGAAGATGCACCCATTGATTTTTTGTCATCATCTGCTAGTCCAACGTAAGCCTCTACAGCCGCAGGGTCTGGGTTGACATAGTATTTCGTTTTACCCAACTTGTTAACAATCAATCGGTCTGCATTATCTTCATCGCCACCTGTGTATTTGCTTAGTGCTGATATAGCCGCTAATTGCTTATACGGAAGTATAACAAAAGCATCATATGTCCTAAACGATGGAGTGTTCATCTTAATGACAAGTTCTTGAACCCGCTGAGTGACTTCAAACAAATTCAGTTCGGCATTGCCAGCATCGGTCAATGTCAATACTGGAGTTGCTAGTGAATTGGCTGCCAGGAATGCCAGAAAATCATCATTCTCTTCTTTGTCTGTAATTCCCTTGAGTAGATTCGCCGCAATTTTATATCCGTCTAGCCCATACTGATTCGTCAAATCTCGCATTGCTTCCATCGAGAGTCCAGACTGTATTGGATTAGTCGTTGCAGTGTTTATCGTCATAGTCGAGACCACCGTTTCAAACGAATTCGTTGCCGCATTTCGCTTGAGATTGATGATTTGACCTGTACTCATTTTCATAGGAACAACTGCCGCCACTGCTCTCAATAGTGAGATAGTGGGTAATTCTTCAAATGCGTTTATTAGTGAATTAAAACTAAAATCGGCAGTGCCGATGTTAGCATTCGTTACTACTTCTTCTAGATTTTCCATATTAATGTTCCTAAATTATATTATTGAATTCTATTACTATTTATGACTTATTTAATCTTGTCTTTGTATTTCGGGTCGTTTTTGCGTTCAATCCGCTCTTCATCAACATCCAGACCATATTTTGTCCGTATCATCGTATCTAGTTTCAGGATATCCGTCTGGAGTACCCTTATTCTATCTATCAACTGTATAATAATATTTGTCTGATTATCTATTTTTCCTGTTAGTGATACTTGTAACCATTTTATAATCTTCCAAAAACCCCACCCAACAAATAATAAACCAACAATCGGAATACCTAGTTTTTCAACTAGACCCGCTATTTGTTCATATTGCATTTAAAAATCCTTATTTTATCCTCTTGAGCCTACTCCCATATGACCTATTCCAGCCGGGGTCTGTGGTGCGTGAGCGGTGGAACCCGCTTGATGTACGTTAGTATTAGTGACGCTATTGTTAGGTTGATTTACTACGTTTGTCATTTGACTAGCCGTTCGATTAGCATTCTTATCATCTTGCATTGCCCTAGTGACTAATGCCGATTCGAGTTGATTCGCATTTACAGAAGTATCTGCTCCTTTCAAATCTTTCGCTTTATCTAAATTTTCCCTCGGTTTCATTGAGGGTGATGATACACTCTGTACAGTGAAATTTTTCTTGCCATTGAATATAGAATCTTTATCCCCTTCACCATTGAGGATTTTCTCTAGATGTGTATCGTGAGTAAAGATACTGCCTTCCGTTAACATAGCGTTTGCGGATTCATCTTGAAGTTTCTTATCTGCAATTCTTCCTTCTAGCATCTCTGCGGTCACTGACTGACCAGTCGTCTTATCTACAAACTTGCCAGCACCAGCCTGCAAAATTTCCGCACTGAACATCTTTATGGCATCTTGATTTGCCCTCATTTCTGCCCTTCGCCTAGTGCCTCTATTATCTTTCTGGCCTGCTGCCTTATATCCCTCTCTATGTTTCATCTCTTGTGATTTTTTATATTCTCTGAATTTATCATAGGTTTCTTTGTCATTCTGTGCCAATTTCATTGCAGAGAAACTAGTCGCTTGAAGATTATGAGGGTTGTTATTTACTTTTTCTTTTTCTTTATTGACTGTGGGTGCTCCAGGCTTACCAAATTCAAGAGATTCTTTACCAAACCAACCTCCATCATCGTGCGTTATTGTTAGTCCATTTTTCTTGGCATCAAGAACTTTCTTCAGCATTTCTTCATCTGCTTTGGACCAAGTCTCTACGTCAAGAAGAGCCTGAACTTGTTCTGTAGTTAAATCTTTTAACTTTTCTAAGTCATCGATATCTGCATCACCCCATCCAATGTCTACTGCACCAGCATTTTGGGCTTGCTTGGCCAAAACCATATCCATTTCTGCTTTAGTCTCTCCACCTTTACCGCCTTCAGATGCAGACTTTTCTAGTGATGGGTCACCAATTTCTTTACCGTCAAGGAATAACTCTTCCCCTAATTTCTCGCCACCATATTTTCCCATAAAGTAGCCGATTGCTCCACCGGCAAGTCCGCCGAGTAGAGTTCCAACTACTGGAACAACTGAACCAACAGCGGCTCCTGCTAGAGCCATTGAAACTGCCCCTGCTGTTCCAACGTGTTTAGCATTCTTTTCGTCACGATTTAATGTATCATCGTCCTCTGTTTTAAAGCCTTCATATGCAGTTGCGAGAACAGTCAAAGGAACTGCCAATTTAGTTGCAACTGTTGCCGCACCTTTGAGAGCCGTTGTCGCAGTAGTTTTTACGATGTCTGGTGTTTTGTTCGCCAAGGCACTCACTGCTTTACCAGTCATATCTGATGTTGCTTTTCCTAAAGATGAATTTGCAAGGCGAGTCCCTGATAAATTTGGTAACAGAGTCCTAGCGGGTGTAACACCCTTAGTAGCCAATTGTTGAGCATTTTGAGATAATAAGGGAGTAGCACCTGGTATCTTCTGCGGGACACTATTCAACTTTGGAGTCGATATTTTTTTAGACTCTAATTGGAGTTTAGCCTTTTGGTCTGAAATTAACTTGGCATTTTTAGCATCAAGTTTTGCTTGAGCGGCCGCTTCTGCTTTAACTTTCAACTCTAGTTTTGCGGCTTTCTCAAGTTTTAGGTTTCTCTTTATCTCCGCTTCTTGTAATCTAACAGCCTTCGCTTTTGCTTCTGCATCCGCAATGGCCAATTTCTGAGCCTTAACTCTCTCTGCTTCAAGTCTAGCCGCGGTTGCTTTTTTGACTTTAGCCTCTGCTTCTGCTTGGGCAGCCAACTTNGCTTTAGCCTCTTGCTCTAATTTAAGAGCCTTTGATTTTGCTTCTGCATCCGCAATACGTAATTTCTCAGCCTTAACTCTCTCTGCTTCAATTTTATTAGCAGTTACTTTCCTTGCTTTTGCTTCATCCGCAAGGCGTTGTTTTTCTAGTGCGGCAGCCTTTGCTTTTGCGTCTGCTTCTATTTTGGCAGCCTTTGCTTTAGCCTCATCTATCTTGGCTTGCTTAAGGCGTGCTTTCTCGGCTTCCTTAACTTTCAATTTTTCAGCATCTTTAGGGTCAATTTTCATATTGACGCCAGGTATCTTATTAAGTACAGTCTTCAATAACGTAAGCCCAGTTGAAACACCGCCAATTGCCAATGCAATTCTTCCAAAAGGTCCAGCGAGTACGCTTCCAAGCATACTCATAAAGCCTTTACCTTCTTTCATTAGAGTGGGTGAACTTTTCACCTTACCTAAAAGAGCACCACCCTTTTTATCTCTACGGTCTTCTAATGCACGCCTTTCCGCTTTAATTTCTCGCATTTCTCGGCGTTCATCTAACTCTAATTCTGCTTGTTCAATCTCTAGCAACTCTTGTAGAGCAGGACTTGTGACTGACATACTATCGCCATTAATGACACCAGATATAGGGTTGTTGCCCTCTGCTGTAGGACTAGGAGAACCATCATCTCCTGCAGGTGCATTCATTTTGACTTTATTTGGAGTACCTTTTTGACGACCGCCAGTCTTTTTCCTCTTTGACTTCTGGGCTTTCTCAGCATCGGATACCATCTTATCGTTTGTAGCGGTAGCCTCTGTTTCCTCTTGCTCAGTAGCCCCAGCCTTAAATCCTCTAATTGAATCAAGAGCGGCTTGCCATCCGTCTGAGTGCATACGAAGGAATGCTTCATCTCTAGCAGTAGCGGCTATCTTATCTTCTTTACGTTTCTTATCATCCGCTTTCTTCTTTATCTTGCCTCGCAACCTATCGGCTCGTGCAGTAGCACTGCCCATTCCCAAAGCGCCAGCAACTTTATCTTTTTGCTTCTTGAGATTTTCTTTCTGGTCACCTATAAGTTTATAAGTAGCCATCATTTTCATTAATGTGTCAGCGCCTGCCATATCTTTTTCTACCTATCTAAGTTTTATTGTGTCGTTCTTTTTCTTCTTCTAAATGTGCTACCAATAGACGAACATATATGTCACGTTCATATGGTATCATATTCTCTAGGTCTGAAAGACTATAATTGTGGTGTTGCATAAGTTGAAAGTTCGTCTTATAGTGGTTAACTAGCGAATCATAACTTATGCAAAGCCGAAAAAATCTTCTAGGCCCTCCAATTTCACCTCTTCAACATACCCACATTTAGAACACTTATAATCTAAGGTGTGTCTCAATTGCGGTTGCATCTTGAAGTATTCCTTAATTTTATCAAAAACATCTTCCGACAAATTCTCTACAAACTCTGACAACTCTGCCTTAGATGTCTCAGAGCCCTTATAAACTCCTTCTGGGTCAAATACATAATCAATTGAATCTACGATAACCTTAAACATCTTTTCAATAGTGTCTTCTTCATTATCGTGATACTGTAACTCTGCCGTAGTTAGGTATTTAAATTGAATACCAACGTGTTCATTCAACATTATCTTTGAGTAGTCTTTATCAGGAAACTCAATCTTAATATCGTCAATCTTAATCGGGAACGTATCTACACTACCACAAGTTTTACCTTCATCACCGTCTGGTTGATTACACGTAAATGACGGTTCAATAGTATCTCCCCTACTCTTTGCCCTAATGTTCAAAAACAGAAAGTCTACATCAAATGGTGGTAGTTTAGCACCATCAATCTTTCCATCTGTACAATTAGAGATAACCCTTACAATCACATCCCTTACTGCATTAGCAAAGTCTAATCCCTTTAGTTCTTTTGCTGTCTCCATTGCTGTCAAAAGAATTTTCTCTTCTTTCACAAGAAATGGTCTATATGTTACACTGTCTCCAGTAGACGGTAATTTCAATTTGTAAATCGGTGTTTCGATTTTAGGTAAAGCCATAATTATCACTCCATAATATTAATTAAATTTAGGTGGCGTCTTGCAGAAGTTTAGAATTGCCTGCTTTTAGCCAAGTATCTTCAGTCTTGCCAGACCATACATAGTCTCTGAAGGAAAATGTTACATTGAAGGAAGCAACTTCAGAACTTTCTCCCCAAGCGAATTCTATTGGTCCCACGTTAGTCGGATATGCTTCTTCTAATGTTACGTGTACCGTATCTTCCTGGCCTTGTCTGTTTAAAGGTATAATATCAACTGCTCCAACATAAGTATCGTAATATGATAGGGTGTACTTTTGTCTATCTGTCTCTTTTACACGACCCATAATAGCAGAAATCCATCCCTCAAAGAACCTGTGTTCTAGATGATTAGGACTACATACAAAGGAAATTGCTACCGTGTCTACAATCAAATCATTTGCAACTTTAAATACTGGTCCGAATCGTCTTGCCTCAATAGTACCTAGAGACTTACCAGGTAGAGTCACACTTTTCGCACGATACGCCAAGTCGTTTGTAGTGATTGATTTCTCTGTTCCGTGGTAGAAAGCCACACCCGCTGGCTTGGTTATCTGTACAGAATATAAATTCGTTCGGGCATAGTCGCCACGTTCTTTCATTTGCTGATTAAATTCTTTTACGTTCATTTATTTGCCCCAAACTGATTTAGCAGAAGCGCCAACAAATTTCTGATATGGGAGATATATAACATTTTCCCATTCATTCGCTGGTGCCTCTAAAAGACTTGTCTTTACGTGCCCATATAAGTATTTATGTATCATCTTCTCGGCCCCGTTAATGTTTCTCACAGCATCCCAACTCAATTTAAAATGAGCCTTATCAGACATACTATCTGTATCGCCCTTTTCACTAGCAAATTTCATTATTTTAGATAGAAATTTCGCACGTTCTACAGGAGATAGATAGTGAAAATTGAGTCCTATGAAGCCATCCTTATATACATCTAATACTACAATGAGAGGGAATCTATCCCAGTATGGTAGTGTTTTCTTATGTTTTGCATCATATCCGAATGTGAACATTCGTCCTGGCTTGAGAACTGCACGTTTCTTCATACCCTTAGCGGATTCACCAACTTTAGTCTTAAACCAAGCGGCACTCCTCTTAGCCTTAGTTGCCTTAGAGCCTCGTTTAGGAGTTTGTGCTAATNTNTTTAACTCTGNACCAATTGCCTTACGAGCCATCTGACTTGTCTTACCAGACTTAGGATTTATCTTACCCCATTGCTTACCGAGATAACGATATTTCTGCCCATCACTAGCGACCTTCTCAGTCCCTACAGCGATTTGAATTAGTTTCTTTGCGACTGCTATTGCCATATTACCTTACCAGATGGTCCTCAGTGAGTATTTTAAATTCCCATTTTCTGTCTTCACAAAATTCTCTAGCCTTATCCCACTTTGCTTCATTTACTTTCCACGTTTTTAACTCTCTCAAGTACCTGTACTTGCTTTTCGCTGTCTTGCCCATCTTAGGTGCTTGACACTGTCCCTTTGGTTTAACTTCTATTATTATATTACTTATCTTTCCATCTTCACTTAATGATTGAATCCAAAAGTCTGGGAAGTACCTATGAACTTTACCATCAACTGGGCTTACGTATGGAATTACGAGTTCTTCGCTATTCCACTTAATTACCTTCTTGCTCGTATCAGCGTATACCATAAATCGTCTTTCCCACGATGACCGATATACTACGTTATCAACTGCACCAACGTACTTTGAGCGATTCTTAACTTTGTACTTACCTTTATGTGCCATTACTATTATTTATATAAATAGTTCAAAGAGTATCTTTCTAGAGGAAATCGACAATGAATTTAAAGATGGAGTATGAATTATGGAAATAAATGGTTTGAGTGGAGGAGCAATGGGACCAGAAGCAGTTCTCTCGCCATCCACAAAACGGCCCCAAGGCGCAGTCCCATTTAAATTCCCTTTAGAACCTATTAGTGCTGGCAACTTCTGGACAAAAATCACAGTGAGTTCTTGGGCCCCAAAAGGGGTTACTGCAGGAGTTAAGGGACAAAATCACTCATTGGCAGGATATCATCTAGCAGACATTTGGTTGCCAATGCCACTGACACTTGGAACTGGATATAATCAGAACTTCTCTGAAGCAGGAGATATGATGGTCAATAGAGCGATTGGCTCTGGTGATGGTGTCGTTGGCGCACTTGAAGCCGCACTTGGTACTGCTAAAGCCACAGGTGCTCAAGCAGGAAAAGAAGTAGTCAATGTTGTTGAAAACTTAGGTGTTTCAATGAACGCTTCCGCTAAGATGAGTCACGCTTCTGTAATCAATCAGAATCAAGGATTAGTGTACGATGGTGCTACATTACGTAGCCACACATTATCTTGGAGAATGACGCCAAAAAATGAAGACGAGCAAACGGCTATCACTGAAATTGTAAACGTATTGAAAGCATACGCAAGTCCAGCCGTTGCAGGGTTTTGGGGTGGTAAAGACACTACAGAGGAGGCAGCCGCTAAGGCTAAGGCTAAGAAAGACTCTCTCCAGAAGGCAAGTGGTGATAATAAAGAAATATTCAGAAAGATGGGCAGGCTATCAATACCCCCTACTGTCGCAGTTGAATTCTGGTATAAGGATGATATTAATCCTTTCTTATTTAAAATTAAAGATTCGTTCATATTGAGTGTTGAAGTGAATTATACTCCAACAGGAACGTGGAATGCTTATGAAGATGGTGCACCTGTTGAAACACAACTGACACTCAACATAAAAGAAAATTCAATAGTGACACACGAAGAAATAGAGGGAGGTTACTAATGTCAAAATATACACATATGCTCCCTAAGTTACAGTATAATGGAGTTACTATAGCAGACATTACTCATAGAATTGATATGCTCAAGGAAGTATCAAAATTCCAAGCAATGTACTATGAGATACGAATTTCAGAAGAAATGACTCCTGAGAAGGTAGCAGAGGACGTGTATGGTGACCAAGATTTGTGGTGGGTTGTATGCACAATCAACAAAGTCATTGACCCATTCTATGATTGGGTTAAACGTGAACACGAGGTATATCGATATACTGATTTAGCATATGCCAATAGGTATGATATTCATCACTATGAAGACCAAAATTACGTACAGTATCCCACTGACAGTCCTGAGAACGATAGAGTACCAATTACTAATTTAGACTGGGAAATTTATAAAAACGATAAACTAAGGAGTATAATGCTTCTCAAACCAGAACACATTCCAAAGGTTGTAGAGGAATTTAAGAGTTGGATGAGAAACACTAAACCTCAAGTACAGGAATAATATATTATGGCAGAGAAGAAGTTTAATACACTTAATCCGAAAGCAACATCTGAATGGAACTGTAAGTTCACTAGCATAATGGGAGACAGTACAGAATTGGCTGGTATTATAGACCAACTGTCTATCTATGAGTCCATATTCACTAATGCAATGCACGGTATCATACAAATCCACGATGGTGTTGGATTTGTAGAAGCAAATGGTATTATTGGTAGTGGTGAAGAGAAAGTCCACTTTGAGATAGACACATCTATGTCCACTGATGCGTTGGGAAAGACTGCTAACCTAGAAAAAGAATTTGCGGTTAGTTACGTAACAGCGGGTCAACGCACTGAGAAACATACTGCCTATCAGATAGGCATTGTATCGCCATATGTTATCGCTAACAATAAGAAGAAAATCAGTAGGTCATTTACAAAATCGACTGCTTCTGATATAGTACAATATGTAAGCGACAAGGTTCTTATGTTCGGCACACTAGGTGGTGATGCAAAGGAATGGACTACGTGTAAAATAACTCCATCGAAACATCCTAAAGAGATAGTCGTACCTAATTGGAATCCATTTCATCTAATCAATTTTCTTGCTAAGAACTCTGTATCCGCTGAGGGCGAATCCAACTATCTATTCTTTGAGAACAACGAGGGATTCAAATTCGTTACGCTTGATGAGTTGCTAAAGGGTAAGTCTAAGAGGGAAATGATACTGAAAGATAACCCACTAAAATCTTCTCAGAGTGGTGATAGCGAGATAAATGTCAATGACGCTATTATGGAAGACTATAGCGAAACACAACGATTCAATATCCCTAACAGTCAAATCAACGGACACTACGGTAGTTCCATATTGACACATAACATCCTCGAAAAGAAACTAACTAAATATGAAGTAGAGTATGATGGGGAAAAAGATAAGGTTCTAGCAGAGGGTATTGGTCTGAACGGTACTCCAGGCAAACCATTTAAAGATTTCAACGTAGACCAACACACAGGACTTATGAGTGACAATTATTTGTATCAAATACACGATAAGGGCGAGAAGAGCCACTATCCTCTGCACGATATGAAGATGTCCCAACTACGAACAAACATTGTTAAATTCAGTATGGCAGGAGACACGAACATATTTGCAGGTGATGTTATTACACTAAAGATTGCCTCTAGTATAAGGGATGAAACTGTCACTGAAGAAGAAGACCAGTATTCAACTGGTAAGTGGCTAATCACAGCCATACATCACAAGATTAATAATCACGAGTACACAATGACTCTTGAATGTATGAAAGACGGGTTCTTTACAGACCCAGAGATAACAATACCAGCGAGGGGTTAATATTATGCAGTTTATGGGATTTGATGGATTTATTTGGTTTACGGGTGTCGTAGAAGACAGACGTGACCCTATGAAATTAGGACGTATGAAGGTACGTATCGCTGGACTACACACAGATAAAACAGTTCAAGCAATCGATACAGGTATACCTACAGCCGATTTGCCTTGGGCACATCCAATGCAACCAATTACTTCAGCCGCAATGAACGGTGTTGGAACAACTCCATTAGGTTGTGTTGAAGGAACGTGGGTTATAGGATTCTTCAGAGATGGGCAGAACGCNCAAGAGCCTATTGTAATGGGCACATTCGGTGGGTTCCCTATGGAAGCACCAGTAGCCAAAGTGGGNTTCAATGACCCTAATCTAGTGTATCCTAAAGAAACGCACTTAAAAGAACCCGATACACATAGACGTGGAAGAGTAGACTTTAAAGAGCCTGTAAAAGGAGAAGAGATTGTTTCAAAACCCACTCCTCTTGATACTGCTGGTGGTCGTGTAGAAGATAAAGAAGTCTATAAAGCACTAGCAGACACTTGGGATGAACCTGAGAACCCCTACAAAGCCAGTTACCCATTTAATCACGTTAGAGCAAGCGAAAGCGGTCACGTAGAGGAATGGGATGACACAGTAGACAACGAGCGACTAATGAAGTGGCACAAGTCAGGCACATTTGAAGAGATACGAGCGGATGGCACAAAAGTAACTAAAGTACAGAAAGATAATTATCAGATTGTCTTAGGAGACGAGTATATACACATTAAACCAAATCCAGTAGATGGTGCTGGTGGTAATATGTCCATAACCGTTGAGGGAGATGCTCACTTATCAGTAAAGGGAGACTATAAGACACACGTTGAAGGTGATTGTATTACAGAGATTGACGGTAAATGGCAAGTATATGTCGGTGGTACTACAGAAATTCAAACAGGTGGCACTAAACTAGACCAATCTGCTGGAGTCCATACAATCAAAGGCTCTATTATTCACTTGAATCCATAGGAAATTATATAATGTTTGAGCCAAATCCAAAGATGAAGATTAATGTCGTACAGATTAGTAAGGAGCGAAGGGTTGTTGTGATTGATGATTTCTACAAGAATCCTGATGAGATAAGAGATTTAGCCCTATCAATAGACCATAGGACAGAGGCTGATTTGATACACAACTTGCCGGGTGCAAGAGGTGTCGTAGAGACTGCCGAAGTTAAAGATTCCCTGCATAAGGTATATTTTCAACTATGCAAATTATACTTTGGTCACTTTGAAGAGAAACGGTTCAATGAGCATTGGGACAATCAAGAGTTTATGGTTAACGTGTTAAACGATGAGACACTATTAAGAACGCCTGTTGGCATTATACCTCATCAAGACCATTTCAAGATGCAAGATGGACCTGGATATCAATTCGGTTCTGTAGTGTACTTAAATACGGAAGAAGAATGTGCTGGTGGTACCAATATGTACAGTCATATGGGTAATCTCAGTATAGAGAACGATTACACTCCTCAATGGCTAGAAGACGCCAATGTAGGAGATATAAATTTTGATTATGTTAAATCAAAAGTAGACGGCGGAAGACCCTATGCTTGTGAATATGAAGCGAAAATGGCATATAATCGAATGGTATTATATCAAGCGGACACTCTACACGGACAAAATGTAGACCTTGGTATGTTCAGTGATTATAATAGAATCAATCAAGTATTGTTTATGTAAGGGGCATTAAATGGTCAGTTTTTCAACAAGTGGTGTAAGTGTAGTAGATACAATTAAGTCTGCCACTGGTACAACTTCCTTTGGGGGCGGAATCAACGAGGCGTTAGGTCAAGTCGGGGATATGTTACAATCGCCTGCTCATACTTCAGCGTTTAAGATGAAGACTGCGGCCAATAGTCTGTTTATCACAGATAAGGTAGACCCAGTAGCCCTGCAAGCCGCATTCGGACAAGATGGTGTTCAGTTATGGCAAGCATTGAGTGAGGTTCAAGACCTCTCTGACTCATTCACCACCTGTGGTGATTTTGCATTGAATGCCGCAGCCGCAGCCGCTACTGACTATATTAAGAATTCAGGTATCCAACAAGCAGGACGAGAACTAGCAGACTTGCTAGGCAATTACGAATCAGAGATTGATTGTGTTGCTGGCTTCGCCACATTGTTCGATGGTGCTGGTGTCATTGATGATGCTCTTGGACTAGGTGACTTGAAACAGATTCAACGCCGAGTGAATAGAATTATCATAGATAGCACCAATCCACAAGCAATATCTAATATGTTAGCATCTGCCGATGTTGTACAAGATTTAGTTGCTGATTTCAATGGTATGTGTCAAGATATGATGGGTTCTTTGAATGCACTCATCCAAAAAGACCTTGATGCAATGCAAGCCGCATTGAACAAACTAGCACAATGGGCCGCATTCGCTAAGTTGGCAACAGGTGACCCTTGTGCCTTGGTCAATAACCATAAGATGTTGAAGCATATTGCGACACCTGTTATGGATGATATCGTCACATTGTATCAACAAGTCACTGGTATTACAGCGAGTCCAACCAATCCTATTATCCCATTAGGTGATTTCTTAGGTAAGGTGTCTGGTGGACTACCATCACTACCCAAATTCAAGCAACAAGCACAAGGCGGACTTCAGACGTTTTCTACCCTTTCTGCAAGTATCCCTACAGGCACAGAATTAGTCGATGCAGTCTACTCCTCTGAAGAGATGGAGTATGTCAATGGTGTCGGATGGACAGTACCTGAAGATGCTGTTACAGACTTCACAAAGGAAGTTTTAGCAGGCAAGACCCGATTCAGTGGTTCTAAAAACGAATTCATTAAGAACGCTAAGGCTAAGGCATATGAAGCAACCGCATATAAGAAGAACGCAGTAGCAAAATTACACAAAGTAGGATGGTGTACAGGTGGTACAGACACCATTAGAAACAGAGACAAAGCCGCGTGTGAGGCCACTAAAGGTGACTGGAACGTGAAAGAAATGACTGATAATGAAGTCAAAGTAGCAGGTTCAATAGAAGCCGCAATGGGCAAGATTGCTGTTACTCTCTCTGATGCGTTTAGTTCTATAGTAGGTGACCCACCTCCAAGTAGTCCAGCATCACAATCTGTATCAGGTGCTCCTGTAGTATCAACAAAGGTTCGAGATACTTTACCGGCAGCCTCTAAGTTTGCAGGAGATAAAGCATCCCCATTTAGTCCAGCACCGGCAGCCGCGGCAGCATCATCCGCAGACCCGAACTCTCCTACTCCATTTCTTCCGCTTAATAGTGCCTCTTTCGTGCTACCAACTGAGTTACCTGGCAATATCAACTATGGAATGGGTGCCTCTGTAGCCGCTAATTTCGCACAGCAAGTATCTAATATCGGTGGTGATATCAGTGAATATCATCAATCAATGGAAGTAGTAGAACGAGCAATGAAGACAGGTGATTGGTCTCAGGTAGAAACCTGTACCTGTGAGCCAAAAGCCGCAAAGGCTTCCACTAAGGAAGTAGGCTCTTGTGACTTCACAAACCTAGGATTCCCTGAGGGATATAAGTTAATAGAACCTTCCTTCTATACACCCGAATTATTAGCCAAAGTCGATGCCGCAGAGAAATCAGGAAGCAAAGAATACGTTATGGGTGATGACAATAATATCTATCAATCCGCAGAGGTTGTTGTATTAGCCAAATGGGGTGCGACTAAGGTTGACCCTTATCTACCTGGCAAGGCAGCCTGTATCAAATACAATGGTAAATGGGTGGTCTCTCAAGCCGCTGATTCTGGCTCTTCTGGTGGTGGTAGTTCCTTTGATGTCACTAATGCTAAGTCTAAGGAAGTTTGCGAGAACGCTAATGGTTCTTGGGTATGTCAACAAGGGCAAGTAGGCAGTAGTAAAGGCAATAAGGCAGTAGAGTCCTATGGCAAATTTACTAACAAAAAGAACGTCAATACCAAATCTAAACTACCTTCTCAAGAGGCTTTCGACACAGACAAGTTACCTTCTATCCAATTTGACAAATTTAGGAACGTATGATATGACTATTAACGAGACTCAAAAGCCCGTGAATGATGCCTATAGAGACAATTACGACTCTATCTTTCGGTCAAAAGAGCCTGAAAACCCCACTTTTTTCGCAAATACCACCGAAAACGCTAAAAACACGGAAATAAAAAAAAGTTTTATTGGTACAGCGAAGAGAAATTTTGTGAATAGCGTGAGAGATACCCTCAAATTCAAGAGGTTTAGACCCTAATGCCAGGTACAGTTCGATTAACCGATATCTGCACAGGTCACGGGTGTTATCCACCTAGAGAGAATGCAGGAGCATCAGGCAATGTTTTCGTGAATAGCCTTGGTGCCCATCGTGTAGGAGACCCTTGGCAGACTCACGGTTGTCCTGTTTGTGTACCACACGGAGCAGCCCAGGCATCAGGTAGTCCTAACGTCCTCGTGAACTCCAAGCCATTAGCAAGGATAGGTGATGCGATTGACTGTGGTTCGAGTAACCAAACAGGTAGTGGAGATGTCATTACAAATGGTTAGACGAACCTATTCGACACGCAGTATAAATATAGTATATACAGAGGAATTCAAGCGTTATGCCAGAACCCATTAGAACAACGAGAGTACGCAAGTTCAGAGACTTAGACCTTGATATGTTGGTACATCCATTGACCAATGATATCGTTGGTCGTTCGGACGTTGATGCGATTAATGGGTCCATCATACATATTATTAAGACTCAGAGAGGTGAGAGGGTATTCCAGAGTGAGTTCGGCTCTACTATCTACCATTCGCTCTTTGAACCAATGATTACAGAGACACGAGTTATACTGACTGCCGCAATCAAGCAGGCCATTAACACATTTGAACCACGTGTAGAGTTGATTGGAGTTGAGGTTAATGCTGATGAAGATAGGAATGGCTATGATGTTACTATAGCATATACGCCAGTCAACGAAGGGTCCCCAGTACAATTAGATTTCTTCTTAAATAGATTGAGGTAGTAAGAGATGGCACAGAATAAGAAAGCATTAAACTTATCGGACCTAGAGTTCGATGGCATTAAGAAGAACATCAAGACCTTTATGAAGGGTCAGACTGAGTTCTTGGACTATGACTTTGACGGCTCTGGTATGAGTGTAATGCTGGATGTAATGGCATANACTACACACTATATGGGTTTCCATACGAATATGGCAGTCAATGAGGCATTTTTAGATACCGCAACGCT